AGAGTGCAATTGCAACTAGACAAACATTCTGGGCAGATAGCTAAGTTGTTTAGCAAGATTGATGATACAAATACCAAGATACAAAAGATATTTAATATGCTTAATCAAATTAGATATTTCTTGTTAGGTGGTTTTGCTTATTTTTTAGCATCTGAAGTAGGAATTTTTAATGTATTGAGGTTAGTAGCATGATTGGATTTTTAACTAATGTAGCACCTATAGCTTTAGGATTTGTTGCTAAGTTGTTTGCCTTAAAAAGTCAAGCAGCACAAGAACAGCAAAAATTAATGATTCAGAACCTACAAGTTAGAAATGATTCTATAAACCAAGCTAGAGATCGAGCAGACAAGGAAAGTCCAATGGCTGCTATGAATCGAAGAATTATTATTTTAACTATACTAGCTTTAGTTATATTTACACAAGTAGCACCTGTATTTTGGGATATACCAACAGTTATTCCTACAGTAACAGAAGGTTTTGATATTTTAGGGATTCAATTAACACCTGATGTGATAGAATATGTTAGTGTAGAAGGGATGTTGAAGTTTGATGAAATATTTGGATGGGCAACAATGATAATCGAATTCTACTTTGGAGCGCAACTAGCAAAAGGTAGGTAAAAATGAAAAGGGCGATTGTTATACCCGATCAACACTTTCCGATACATGATGAGAGTGCGGTCAAAGTTGTACTAAAGGCGATAGAAATTATTAAGCCAGACATATTTATTAATCTGGGTGATGTTGGAGAATGGAATTCTGTATCGGGTCATAGATACAAAAGGCAAAAAAGACCACCATTAGAATACCAACTACCAGAGATAGACAAAGAAGTTAAAGCTGTAAATAAGCAAATAGACAGGTTTGACAGGGTGTTAGACAAGATTAAATGCAAAACTAGACATATACTTGCAGGTAATCATGATGAGTGGCTAGATGCCTTTGTAGAAGAAAACCCATACCTAGATCAGTATTTATTTAGAAATGCTTGTAAATGGGATGACAGGGGTTATGAGTATCGTAAATACAATGAAGTTTTAACTATTGGTAAGTTGTCTTTTGTACATGGTGCGTATACAACAACTACTCATGCTAAGACACATTTAGAAAGATACGGTACAAACATTATGTACGGACATACACATGATGTTTCAAGGTTTTCATCAACAAGATTGTTAGACGGAAATATAAGTGCTTGGTCAATGGGTTGTTTAAAAGATATGTCAGCAGAAAACAATACATGGTTAAAAGGCAGACTACATAACTGGAATCATGCATTTGGAGTTGTTACTTTTTTTGACAATGGAAATTTTCAAGTTGAAGTAGTAGATATTGTAGATGGCAGATGTTCAGTATGGGGAAAAATAATTAAAGGATAGGTTATGACTTATAGAGAATTAATTAATGAAGTATTAATAAGATTGCGTGAAGATACAATTGCGACAGATTGGTCAGGTGCAATTAATGATAGTGCTAATATATCTGCCTATCATAAAGTTATAGGATCATTAATTAATGATGCTAAAAGAGGTGTTGAAGAAAGACATGATTGGCTTAATCTTAGAGAAACAGTTAATATATCTACAGTAGCAAGTACAAAAAACTACAATTTATCATCTGGTCAAGAGATAAAAATAATGGATGCAATAAACAACAATACAGGCATTCATTTACATCAAGTAAGCAAACAGTACATTAACACTATAAAGTACCCTACAGACGATACTGGTGAGCCTTTATATTATGCTTTTAATGGTAGTGATAGTTCTAATAATTTAAAAGTAGATTTATCGCCAGTACCTACTGAGGCACATACTATTTCATTTGATATAATTAAATATCAAGACAAATTAACAAATGCTGCTACAGTTTTAAAAGTTCCTGCACAACCAGTTATATTAGGGGCATGGGCCAGGGCAATAGCAGAAAGAGGTGAAGATGGTGGAACGCAATCTAGTTTAATGGCACAAGAAGCTAATGAAGCACTTAAACAAGCAATTATATTAGATAGTGGTAATACTAAATACGAATCAGATTGGTTTGTAAATGAAAATCATAGTAGTCAATACGCAACAGGATTAAATTTTAGATAATGGCAAAATCTTTAGCATATCAACCTTTAAATGATTTTGGTGTTAATGGACTTAACACACAAGATAATCCTGCAACATTAGATCAGAGTTATCTGACTTCTGCCAACAATGTTGTACTTAGAGAGTCTGGAAGAATATCATTTAGAAAAGGTTTAAAACAAAAAGTAGTTCCAACAGGTACAGCTATTGGATCAATGATTGAGCATTTTGACCAATCTGTAACTAATGGTGTTAATAAAATATTTGCTAGTCATGGTACAAGCATATATAGAATTGACTTTACTGCACCAAATGCTGCTTTTCCTAGTAGTGGTGCTGATGTAAAACATACTGTGTCAGGAAGTTCAGGTAATTGGCAGTTTGTTAATTTTAACAGTAGATTACATTGTTTTCATGCTGGAGTTGTTCCACAAAGATATGATGGTAGTTTAAGTTCTGGTTCTAGGTGGACAGCACATGCAACGGATCCTGCTTCTATTAGCACATTATTTGACCCTAGTTGCGGTATGGGATTTTATGGAAGAATATGGTGTGGCGGTGTAGCAGAAGCAAAAGATGTCGTTTATTACTCTAATCTTTTAGATGGTGATGATTGGACAGGTGGTGATACAGGATTTATAGACCTTAAAAAAGTTTGGGGTGATGATGAAGTTGTAGCACTAGCACCGTTTTATGGAAAGCTAGTTATATTTGGTAAAGAAAATATTGCTATATACAACTCCCCACAAACTGTAAGTTCTTTAGCACTTGACGAAGTTATAAGAGGTGTAGGATGTATAGCCAGAGATAGCGTTCAAGCTATTGGTGATGATTTAGTATTTTTATCTACAACTGGATTACGATCACTTGCTCGTACTACAGAAAAAGACAAATTACCTCTGACAGATTTAACAGTTAATATTAAAGATACAATAATTAGAAATATTGGGCAAAGCACAAATGTTAAAAGCGTGTATGTAGAAAACGAAGGCATATACATTATGACTTTTACAGATAAAAATATTACTTATATTTTTGATTTTAAACATATTACACCAGAAGGCACACCAAGAATAACAACTTGGTCTTTTGAGTCAGATAGAGAACCTAGTGCAATGATATATACAGAGTTATATAGTGGTTTATTAGTAGGACAAAAAGATGGTGGAATAGCAGGTTATGAAGGATATTTTGACACGGATCTTGCTTGGTCTAGTGGGGCAGCTAGTTATAGTAATGCTCCTATTACTTTTGATGTATCTAGTATATGGGTTAGAGTCGGTGATTTAGCTGCTTCTATTCTTAAAAAAATGATTTTAGTTTTAGAAGGTGGTAGTGGTGCAACTTTAGGTTTACAATGGTATAAAGATTTTAGTATAAACCCATCAGCTACTACACAAATAAATTTAAACCCTGCTACTTCTGGTTCTGTAGCGTTATGGGGTGCATCTACTTCATTATGGGGTGATGTAAAATATACACCAATATACGGTTTACAAGAGTATCAAACAGCACTTACTGGTAGTGCAAAACATTTAAAACTAAATTTAAGTATTGTAAGTAATGGTTATAACACTTCTTTACAAGATTTAGCAATTATTTCAAAACAAGGGAAAATACGATGAGTGATTACACTATAGCAGTCAATTGGTCAGGAAAAGATGCACTTTCAGATAGTGATGCAGCAAAAGTAATATCTGGATCTGATTTTAATACTGAATTTACAACAGTTAGAACAGCAGTTAACTCTAAAGCAGATTTAAACGGAGATTCTAGTGAAAGTTTTTCAGCAAACAATGCAACTATAGCAGGTAATGCAACTATAGGTGGAACACTTGCTGTAACTGGGGTAGTTACTGTTCCTACTGCTGCTACTTCTACTAATACTACACAAGCAGCTAGTACAGCAATGGTACAAGCAGCTATTGATGCTGATGTAACAACACACGCAGCACTTAGGTCTAGTGAAACTGTTTACGGACACGCTAAGATTTATACTTCTGGTGGAGATTTATACATAGTAACTACATAATATGGGTGATTTATATTTTAATGGTTCTGCGATAGCAGCAGGTAAAAAAGTCAAGTTTAATGGCTCTGATATGGCTAATGTGTATCTTAATGGTACAAAGATTTGGACATACTATATACCTGCTTTAACAGGATTTACATCAAGTGGCACTTATCAAATTAATGGTGCTGAAACAAGTATTCAATACAAAGCCTCTGGAGGTGGAGGTGGAGGTGGAAAGAACTTATGTAAAAACTGTACACCTATTCACGGTGGAGCAGGAGGTTCTACAACACTATCGTTTCAAAAGGCTGATGGTACTGTAGTTCATACTATAACTGCATCAGGTGGTTCTGGTGGTTCTATGGGTGGTGGTTCACCTACTGGAAGTCATGGAGATTTTAGTGTGCCTTCTGGCTGGTCAACTTCTATCTGGACAAGTACAGTTTCAGATGGCGGTGTAGGTGGATTTGGTGAAGAAAATTGCCCGGGCGGTGATAGAGGAACAGCAGGTGGAACTGCTTCAGGAACATACACAATACCTACAAGCGGAGATATTCCAACAAAGATTGTAATTAGTATTGGTGGTGGTGGTTCTGGTGGTTTATGTGGAGAAGGTAATTTTTCTGGGCCAGGAGTAGCAGGTGCAGCTTCAATACTAGGTGTACTTTAATTAAATAGGAGATAGAAATGGCATTATTTCAAGGACAAAGTGGACAAAAAGGCTATGGCTCATACAGTCCAAAAAATTATGCACAAGCATACAAACAACAAAGAGGTTCGTATGGACTAGGCAATAGACAAACACTCGGTGTTAGTAATAAAGAATACTTAGCATCTCCACTTAGTAAAAGACAAACTGGTTCATTTAATATACCTTTAGGTGGTTTTGGTGGTGGAGGTCGTAGAGGCTCTGAATTTGCTGAAATGGACTTTGAATACCAAAAAGAATTAGACAAGCTAGTTTGGGAAAGATCAACCCCAGATGTAACTGGTGTAGGTGGACAGGTTAAATGGGATAGAGATAAAAACATGGTTACTTCTAGCTTATCGCCAGAAAACCAAGCTATTTACGATGCCATGATTAAAAGGCAAGGTGTTTTTGGTGAAGAAGCAGATGCTTTAGCAGGTGGTGGTTGGCAAGATGCCTATCAACAACAATTTGATATGATGCGTGGTATGTATGCACCTAGTGATGCTAGAGAAGAAGCAATTAGAAGAGAAAGGCAAAATGCTACTGGTGCATCTTCAACTAGCCGATTTCAAGAAGATGTAGATGCTGCTGCAATAAGAAATGAAAGAGATTTAGCAATGCAAAATCAAGCGTTTTTACAATCACAACAACTTATTGATTCTGGGTTAAACAGACAATATGGTGCTATAGACACAATGTTTAATCTCGGAGAAGTTGCTAACAGAATGAAAGTAATGCCTACACCTCAACCAATTGCAAACATGGCAGGTGTTAGTGAGGCTTCAACAGCATGGAGAGATTTACAAGCACTTGAAGCTGCAAAGAAATCAAAAGGCAGAAGTGATGCGTGGGGTTCTATATTAGGAAGCCTGTTTAGTTAATTAGGAGATAAGAATGGCAGAAAACTTTACAATGCCAAGTATGTTTGATACCAGATATGCTATGGACAGACAAATGGAACTTGATGCTCAAAAGGCAGGACAAGTAGGTGGTGGAGGTAAAAGATACGGAATGTATTACAATTCTTCATTGCTTGGTGATCGAGATAATGCGACATTAATGAGTCTGACAGGCATGATGGGTGGTCAAGGTGATCCTAGAATGCAAAAGCAAATGGCTATTGATACTATAATGCAACAATATCCAAGTCCAGAAACTGCTGAAGATTTTAAAGCTATATCAAATGCTTTAAGACAAGTTGGTCTTTATGAAGAAGCTGATCGTGCTATGTCTATGGCCAATGATATTATTAAATCAACTCCTGCTAGAACTAAAACTAAAGCTGCAGATGGTTATTATTATTTTGATGATACTGGTGAAAGAGTATTTGGAGATGTTAAGAAAACTGAAACACAAATTAATGACCCTAAAAAATTAGCTTTTTCACTTTTTACTAAAAGTCCAGAATATCTTGCTTCTACTAATAAAAGCGAAGCAGTTCTTAAATGGAGTCAAGATTGGGATGCAAAAAATAATCAAGGCGAAATGTCGTATGCTGAAGAA